GTGGTGCGAGGAATATCTAGACCGCACCCTGTGCTATACGCAGTGGACGCTTCGCACCGATAGTTTCTATGGGCCGGTTGGAAGCCCTGCGCAGTTCGGTTTGCGTGCTGACGGCAACAACATCGAAGGCCGCCAGGGCACGGTGCCAAATCTTGACGTTGAGCTTCCTAGGCCACCAATGGTGCAGGCCGGCACAGCCACGGCCGTGACCATCGCCTACACGCCAGCCGTCAGCGGCACAACGGCCACGTTGGATACCACGCAATACCGTGTTGACAGGACGCAGACGCCTGGAGCCGTGCGACCGTTGTACGGCAACACGTGGCCCAGCCATCTGGTTGATCAAAACAGCGTGGCGGTGACGTGGTGGGCTGGCTACTCGAGCGACGGTACAAACGTTCCAGGGTCGATCAAGGCTGCCTTGCTAATGCTTGTGGCACACCTGTGGCGCAACCGCGAAGCGTCGGCAGAAGCGGCACTGACAGAAGTGCCGTTTGGGGTCAAATCGCTTTTGGACACCATGCGTTGGGGGAGTTACCGGTAATGCCTCTTGACGCCGGCGACCTGTGGGCACGTATTACCGTGCAGCAGCCTACATCCACGCAGAACGAGGTTGGCGAATCAACGCTGACGTGGGCCACGTATGCCACTGTTTGGGCAGACGTTCAGCCGTTAGGCGGCCGGGAGGCCGAGCGATACGCCGAAACCATCGGGCTATCCACGCACAAGGTAACGCTGCGTTACCTGTCTGGGCTCACCTCGAGCATGCGAATTATCTACGACGGCCGCACGCTGGAAATCGGGCAGGTAAACGAGCGTGAACGCAAATGGATTCACGAAGCAATCTGCACTGAAAAGGTGACCACATGAGCGTGGTGGAAGCCCCGGAAGCATTCCTGTATCAACGTCTGACAAGCCAGACGGCGGTTTCATCGCTGATCGGCAACAAGATTTTTCCCATGCTGGCGCCGACAGGAACGGCGTTGCCGCTGGTTGTGTATCAGCGAGTTGGCGTGCAGCGCGATCAATCACTTATGGGGCCGATTGGCGTGCCGGTCATAACCATTCAGTTGACCAGCTACGACACGTCCTACACCAGCGTCAAAAGCATTGCCCGTGCCGTACGCCTGGCGGTGGACGGCTGGACGGGAACAACGGCCGGCGTGACGATCCAACGCACCACGTTGCAAACGGAAGCCGATAACGTCGAAATGCCAGCCGATGACCAAATGCTGCCCTACTACAGCGTGCAGCAAACGTTTGATTTCCGCATTACTGAGGCCACGTCATGATTGATGTTGCCCTTGGAATCGACGGCCACGCGACCAAGCGCGGTTCTGCGATGACCGAAGAGATACAGAAACTGCAGGATCAACTGCGGCAGTTTCCGTTGAAGATTTGCCGCAAGTACAGCCTTAAGGCTGTGCAGGCCGCTGGAAAGATTGGCAAGGCGGCGCTTAAATCACAGGTAAGCCAGATTGGCAAGAAGACCGGCAACCTGTCGCGGGCGGTTGCCATGCGGACGCGGTTCTACACCAAAAACAGGTCGGGGCTGCCGGTTGGTGTGGCGATTGTTGGCTACCGCCGCAGCGGCACCGGCTCGAGCAAAAAGGTGCCGGGCGGCAAAATTCAAAAAGGAAATGACCGTGCGTTTCATTCGCACCTAGTTGAGTTTGGCACCAAGCGGCGATTTCCTGGCAAAAGCCGCAAGATCACGTCGGAACGCAGATCCGTCAATGGATTTCGCCAGACGCTGGTGGAGCGTGCCAAGGAAGCAGTGGCTGGCCATTCAGTGCTGATGTCGTCCTACAACAGCAGCGGCCCCTTCAAAACTCGCAAATCAGGAACTAGCCCGCCGTACCCGAAGGCGTTTATTGCCCGCATTAACCCATCCGTGGGATTGGGAGAAATGCCTGCGTTTCATCCGTTGCAAAAGGCGTTTGACGGCAGCCGTAGCGCCATGCAATCGGTCCTGCTTGAGCAGATGAAGGCGGGCGTTCGGCAAGCCGCAATAGACCTGAAAAACGGCAAGGGTTGACGCTGCAAGGATTGCGGCCGGCACCGCTAAAAAACAACTAGGGCACAGCCCAAAAACCACAGGAGCGATTTTGCCATGCCAGCGCCGTCGGACTCACAGGGCAACAATTTTGTGTTTGCGGGCAGCACCTACACAGCCACCAACGTGGCCGTGAACTACGGTGGCGATCTGCTGGAAACGTCGCACCTCGGCCTGGCCAGCGGCGCCAACCGCACCTACGTTTCGCCGGCTCTTAAGGACAACGAAATTACGGTTGACTACTACGGCTCGGCGGCCATCACTATTGGCACCTCTGGAACGCTGAGCTTTGCGGGCACGTCCTACACGGGCACCGTATCTGGCGGGTCTGTCACCTATGCCGTAGGCGAATTGGTTAAGGGCAACGCCACCTTTAAGGTGCAATGACACCTGGGGGCGGCCGTGGCGTTCGTCTCGCAGGGCACAACCGTAACGTGGGGCGGCACGACGCTGGGCGAAATCGTCAGCGTAAGCGTGTCTGGCATATCCGCAGATGTTGTGGACGTGACGCCACGCACGTCTACGGCTAGGGCCAAAGTGTTTTCCCCAGCCGATGGCGATCCCGGCAGCGTTTCAGTTCGGGCGCGTGCAACGGCCGCGATGTCTTCAACCAACGTTGGCTTGACGGCTGCCTTATCAATAGGCAGCGCTGGCGTTTCTTGGTCCGACGCACACGCAATTTTCCAATCGTTGGATTGGTCTGCGTCGGTTGGCCAGCTGCAGGAATTCACTGTCACGTTCAAGCTGGGGGGACGTTAAATGCCGCTGACTGCAGAACAGATTTTGGCCGCCAGTAAAAAGTGCCAATTGGCTCGAGCGTTGAAGGTGCACGTGCCCGAATGGGAATGCGACGTGTACGTAAAAATGTTGACCATCGGGGAACTGCAAGAGTGGGAATTGGAATGCCTGCGAGCCAAGGGCGAAGGCGTCGAAGACTTTCGCAGCAAGTATTTGGCCATGTGCCTGGTGGACGAAAACGGCGCCCGCGTGTTTCCGAATCACGCACAAGTCAAAGAAATTGACAGCGTTGTAGGCACGCGATTGTGGAAGGCGGCCCGTGACCACAATTCGTTGGACGAGCAATCGTTGGAGGAAACGGGAAAAAACTGAAACACCGGCAGCCGTTTCGTGCGTTTGTTTTGCGGCTGGCCGGTTTTCTCAAAAAATCAATACGAGAAGTTGAGCAGTTCGACGTGGACGAATTGCGGGAATGGATGGCGTTTCATCGATTTGTACAGCCGTTTGGAGATGAGTGGAGGCAGACGGGACGATTGGCGGCGGCGATTGTGGCGCCATTCAATTCCGGCCCGCCTATGCGAGAAGAAGATTTTATGCCGCTGGAAAAGCCGCCGATGACCGGCGCTGAAATAGCGGCAGAGTTAGCAAAGATTCAACGGTGACGTATGGCAACCATCGGGCTTGGATTTACGCTGTCGGCCAACGCGGCCAAGATGGGCAGCGGAGTCAATGAGGCTGCCAAATCACTGGACAAAATCGGCAAAGCCGCCAAGCAGACGGCGCGTGACGTTTCCACGCTGAAGACAGTAGCAGTTGGCAAAATGCTTGCCAGCGGGCTAAGTGCCGTGGCACGGTCATTTTCCACTGCCGCCCGATCTGCGTTGAGTTACGCCAAGGGTGTTGCCAACGCTATTGACGCCACAAACGACTTGGCCAACCGCATTGGCATAAGCGTTGAATCGCTGCAGTCGTTACAGATGGCGGCAAAACTGTCTGGCGTGGACGACATCACCGGCGCTTTGCAGAAAATGACAATTGCCATTGGCAACGCCGGGCAGTCTGGCAATACGGAGGCATTTACTCGGCTGGGGATTGATTTTGCTGAACTGCAGCGGCTGTCGCCGGAAGAGCAGTTCAAACAAATACAGGCGGCTATTGCTGCCTTGCCAACGGAAGCAGAACGTGCCGCGGCGGCCGTAGCGATCTTTGGCCGCAGCGGCGTTGAGCTGCTGCCGTTAATGAATCAAAACTTGCAGGAAGTTGAAGAGCGATTGCGGAAACTTGGCGCAATCGTTGGTGAAGATCAGGTGTCGGCAATTGGCGATATGAACGACGCATTTGATTTGGTTGCCGCGACCGTCAGCGGCATTTTCGGCCAAGTGGTTGGAAACCTTGCACCTGCCGTCACGGCAATGGCAGAAGAACTGCTGTCGTTTGTTGAATCGTTCTCCAGCGTCAACGGCGAAGGCGGCAGCGGAATTGCAGACACGATTTCCAGCGCGTTGCTTGATATTGCGGAATATCTGGCGGGCGTCTTTGACGACGCATTGGCCGAGTTTGACAAGTTCTCCGTCAGCCTGGCCGACGTTGGCGCAGTGTTTACCACGGTCGGAAACATATTCGTGGCTGTGTCTGAAACGTTGCGGGCCGCGTTTAACAATTTTGAAATTCAGGGAAACTTGCTTGCGGTAACCATCGGCAAACTGCTCGAGGGCTTAGGCAGTTGGCTTAATTCCGATTTGGAACAATTCGGCCGCGACATGGCGCAAAACGCGAGCAATGCTGTCCGGCAGAATTTTGCAGAAGGCAATGCCGCATTGCAAAACGCCGGCGCCGCGGCGTCCAATGCCGTTTTTGGAACCAACGAAAACACTGGGGCCACAAATGGCCCTGCAAGCCGTGCCGTGGCGCGTGCTCGGTTGTCGATGACGCCAGAAGAGCGTGAACGGAGGCGGCAGGAACGTGAGGCAGAAAAAGCCGCCAAGGAGGGCCGAGAGGCCGCCGCAAAGGCCAACAAAGACGCCGAGGACGCAAAAGCCCGTGACGAAAAGGCGCTTCAGGATGGCTTAAAAAAGAAGAACGAAAAGCTTGCGGCGCAACGGCAAAAGGTCGATGACGCAATTCAATTTAAGTTCGACAACATGCGAGTGCTCAGCAAGCAATCGCAAGAAGCGTTGCAAGGCAACGACGTGCGTTCGTCCGAAGGCATGGCCCAATTTATGGCGTTGTTGACCGGGCGGGAAGATCCGGCCATTGCCGAGAACCGTAAAGCAAACCAAAAGCTGGCAGAAGTCGTTCGTGAACTTCG